CCCCCCCGACTCTCCCTTGCTCTCTTGCTCTCTTGCTCTCTTGCTCTCTTGCTCTCTTGCAGTGACTAATCCTGCCCGAGTGCGCACTACGATCAACTCTCGCTCCATTTCCGCCACTACCACTGTTTGTATATGCGGTATTTTTTCAGAACCAGAACCAAGCATAGATTCAGCCTATCAATTTGAAATTATTAAAAAGTTATTTTATTCATTGGTTTTATGACAATGATGAACAGATAAGATAAATTAATGATAAAATAACAAAAATTCAGATTGCTCTCACTTGACTTATTTCACAAGAAACTTAAACAAAGCCTAAACGGATGAATAATAAAAGCGACGGATTCGATTATTTTCTGCGTAGCCATTGGCTGACAAGACTGGCTGGTATCGTTTCGGTGGCATCCATCGCTACCGGGTTCACTAAATGGCCGGATATTTTGTTCGTGTCAGCATGCGTTATGATTGGATTGTGGCTTCATGCCGAATACCAATGGACATGGCCTAAGGTTAAGGACCTTCTTTCCAGGAAAAAGTAGACTTCCATGCCTACGGTTCCCATCAGGTTAGAGAAGAGAAATGCCGCGGAGTGCGCAGCGGGTTTTGGCATTAGCATAGGCTGTCTGAAGATCTGCAAGCGTTGTCGGGCCATCCCGATACAGGCACTCAACCACCTCTAACTGTTTTGAAAAACCATTGGTATTGTATGCCGTGTTACCGGGCCCAACCTTCGCCGCTGTTGCCGGGGTTTTAACGGAATCCGTCAGATTAACCTGCGTGGATGCACCTCCTACCATTGAAATGAGGTTGTTCCCGTTTCTGCTGAACGCCAAAAAAATATACTTTCCTGCAGTGAGTCCGGCCGGCACAGGAATTTCAGTTGTCACAGATGCCCCCTGCGCATTGCGCACAAGGTGGGTCATCACACTGGTGCCGCTCATATAGATACACTCCCCTTGTGTTCCGGTATTTACCCCGAGAAGGATCTGTGTCGCGGCGCCGGTATACTGAATGACAGCAGTCAGTGTCATGCTGTTTGAGTCATTATATTCAGTGCTGAGACCGTTAAAGCCCGTCGCTACAGCAGGAAGAACAAGCGATGAGTTTTTATAGGTTGGCAAAGCACCAGCCGACGGCGTCATAGCATGACCCCCGGACAGTGACGTGAGGCTGTCAGCCCCCCCACCAAACATCCAGTTTACAAAACCAGACTCCGGATTAAATTCCGGATTAATGAGGCGGCGCACTGAGCTTTCATCAACATACGTTGGATTATCGAATGGCACATCGAAAGACAGTCTGGTGAATAAATAGCTCATGAAATTGCCTCTTTCCGGAAGATGGTTAGATAGTTGCGGAGTTCATAGGGATTGCCGTTTTTATCGCGGAGGTCAGATGCGTAATCGTCAGAATCACAAACATTTCCACGACACCCGGCGGTATATCCGGCGGGCCAGTTTGGATAGATACCGCCTCCACTGTCGGCGCCACGGTTTTCCGGCGTGAATGCATAGGCCAGATAAATTTTATCAGCCGTATTAAACGGAATCGCAGGAACAACCTTAATGCGTGAGCCGCTTACGATAGTGACAGATGAGATAGCCAGGCGTGTTAGCGTACCGTCACTGTTCTCTGCCCATAGTTCGAATCCCTGCATTCCATCAGTTGCAGCAGTGACACGATCGGTACTGAACTGAACCGGTCCAACCGGAACGTGCAGATCAAGCAGCACAGAGGTATTACCGATACGGCTGACTTTTGTTGGGTATAACGGCAGCCACGGCTTTTTATTTTCGTAGTAAAACTTCTGGGCTTTCGAGAAGAACAAATCACGGTGACGGTAGCCATCATTCGTGAGGTGTAACCCATCGGCATAGTCGAAAATATACATCGGCGTCGCGAGCTGAATTAGCGGATTACTGACCGCTTCATCCAGTTGAGCTAGTGGTATTTCATAGCTGGGATATGTAGTCCCATCATAACGGCCATGTGTCGCCATCTGATACGTGAACATGACCACGTCATGATTCAGGCCGGAGATCGACTTCACGTGCGCGTTAGTGATCTCCTGCATCTCTTTCGACTTCTGCCGGTAGTAGGTATACCCGGTTCCCTGAGACGCATCGGTTTCGCCATGCTGGAAATTAAACCACAACATCCCATACTGGACTCCCCGCGCATCAGCCAGGTCTTTTGCCTTCTGGATTGTGTTGATGAACTGGGTGTAGACCACCGTTCCTGGCTCCAGTCCTGAGAATGGCGTACCACCAAGCCCGGACGCGGCAAGCAGAAACTCGCTGCTGGAAGCATCGCTCACTTTAGTCTGAAAGTCGTGGACCTGGCTTTGCATGTACTGGCTGGACGTCGGATCTTCCAGGCTAACAAGAGATGTTGGGTTTTTGTTGTAGGTCAGCACTCCGGTATCAAACCGAACTGAATTAATTGTGACAGTAGAAAGCCCGGGCATCCCCTGCGAGTAAACACTCTGGCTTTGTCCGTAGCTCCTGGCATCCATGAATTCAGGAATAAACGTCGGGTACACAATTGATGACTGTTCGGTCCCTACAGCTTTACCAAATACGTAATAAAGCCCGGAAGCAAGGTCCAAATATTTAACAATACGGCCCGACTTATCCACCAGCTCAATTATGATTGTCGGAATGCTATCATCCATTACCCATGTTTCAGAACCTAATTCCGAAACCGTTTTGTTATCCGCCAGTGGTTTTCCATAGGCGACTATTTTCTTTGCGCTATGGTTCGCGTAAATAACCTCTCTTCCTGACGCATCGGCCATTATCGTGGTTTTGGCAGAACTGCTACTGTTATCAACCCACTGCGATTCGCTGCCCAGAGTAACATCCACCCTGAAATCATCGTTTATTTGAACGGCTTGTTGCGATGGCATCTTTCTGCCAGTCGGTTCAAGGGTCCCTGAATTATTAATGTATTCATCCGCCAGAGCGCTACCGATGCCGCTACGTACATAGGTTGTGCTCCCTTCGGGGATATTAGCAATATCAGCCTGTGCAGCCTCAAGTGTCATGTACTGCCTGCTGAGCGGTATCAGGTTTTGACGAATTTCATCATTCTTCGCCATCATCTGGCGCCATGAGTACAGCGGATCTCCGGCACGGTCGGGAACATCGGCAGCGGGTCCGTTGACCAGCTTATCCAGGCGCGTGGCGTTATCGAGCAACACTATGGGAGAATTACTCCCCAGCGGCGGATTAAAGGCCATGTTTTTTGCTCCAAAAAGAGGCTTCACCCAAACGAGGGTTTGAGCGAAAGAAAGTTAATCGGGGAAATTTTTGGTTTTAAGAGACGCTGCCGGGGTAGTTGGCGTCGTCGTACTGGTAGAAAATGTCGCTGTACTGTCTGGTCGTCACCTGGCAGGTTCCGTCCGCCTGCGGGGCTATCTCCTCAAAAATGGCATCGTAGACACTTCGCGTTGAGCTGCAGAACACCAGCCGTGGTGGCTCAATGCTCGGATCGTGCAGCATAATTTCATCAAAAGCAGCCTGCCACGGAACGGACAACTGATAATCCCCGACAAAGGTGGCCACCAGCAGCCCGGAGGCAGAACCATCCTGGTAACGCAGAATTGCGCGCGGGTTTTCAAAGGACCAGTCCAGCGGCTCGGAGACGGTAAATACCGTTTGACCGCCAGATGTGGCCATATCCATAACCAGGCTACTTACCGTTTTATTTCCCGGAATGTCATCCGTCAGCAGAATGCGATCGCCATACTGATAGACCAGCGCATCCAGTTCTGTTGTCGTGTTATGGCCCAGCCGCTGATAGAGGTATTTCATCAGGCGGCGCATGCCGATTTGATAGGCGCGGTTCGGGTCAAGAACCCCATCGAGGGTATAACTCTCAATTTTCCTCGGTGTGGGGTTATCCGGAGTCCGGCATTGCACCGTTTCTTCTGACCACGTCGTGCCATTGATATAAGTGACGTCCACACCATCGTAATCATCGGCGGACGGCGCCGAGAAGGTGGTCTGTAACTCGTCGGTCATCTCATGCGGGCTGATAATGCCGGACCAGTTCTTAATCCCTTCCCTGCCTACAGATGCGAGCCCGTCACTCAGCAGGAAGTACGATTTCCCCGCCGTGGTGATCTTCTGCAGCATTTCCAGTGCCGAGATACTGTCGCCAGTGGCGAAATCAAAATACTCTCCCCGCGGGGTCCAGTAGGTTGCCTCGAGGGTGTTAATGGCTTCGGTGTCCATCGCCAGACCGAGAGAATTACCGACATGATACAGCGCGCTGGAGATTCGCCGCGGAGCGCCGGTATCATAAATACGCGTGGCCACAACGTTAACGCGCCGATCAGACTGCGCCGCCAGTTTGCCGCCAGATTCCACCGTCACGGCCATTAACGATACACCGGCATATGATGCAGGGCGTGTCAGTAACCTGCCGCGCAGCGCCTGCCAGTACATAGAGTCCCTGGAGTTTTTACTTCCCTGCTCATTACGCCGCCGGCAGCGAACCTCAACCAATCCCGGCGAGCTGAGCTCCACTCTTTCCGTAAACCCAAGAGCGTTAATGTTCTTCATCCGGTACTGTCCGGTTTTGCTCACCCACCCCGAACCAGAACCATATACGCGGTACTGAATTTCATAATCAACGTTACGGTAATTCTTGCCACCGGATTTTCCGAAACCGCAAATGCCGGAAGGGAATGAAAAATTCACTTCAAATGCATTTACCACCTCATTATCCGGGCAGGCGAGAAACGGACCCATCCAGCTATTGTTGTCGTTAATCCCGGTCGCCTGGTAATCAATCATCGTCCTGGGTGAGTAGCCTGGCCAGGTATTATCAACGCTTCCGTTAACCATTCGCTGTACTGTCGCTGTCGTGCCGTCTGCGGATGCAATGCGGTATTCATTTCCCCGGTGCGCCAGCGACAACCGCTGTGTCCCTTCAGGAATGCCGGAAAATGCCGTGCCGCTTCCACTGCCATAAGCAAGAGTGACATTGGCGGTGATCGCCGGGCTGCCGCCGCTGGATGCGGTACCATCGGTAAAAACTGGACTATCCCCGAAAACGGAAACCGGAAGTGATGAGGCGGTAATACTTCCGCCCAGCCACGGACTGGACTTCTCAACGATGCGAACTACCCCGCCATCATCCTGAGCGACCAGGTTCGACCCGGCGATCGCTTCATTGATTGCCGCCAGCAGGCCAGACATATTGCCGTAGTTAGCGATCAGCGAAACGGTATAGGTGGTTGCCTGCCAGGTCAGGGTAAATGTCTGGCTGATGCTCGAAAAATCATAGGTTGTTGGGGCTGCGCTGCCGCGCAATGAAGCAGCTGCTCCCCCCACACCCGGAACAGCATCCTGCTTTGGCGTGAACGTAGCGATGAAGAGATCATATTCTGCCCCGTTAATTTCCAGCGTAACGGGCATGCCGGCATAGGGGTTAATCTCAGTCAGCGTGTCACTGAACAGGACGCTGTAACCCGATGAAGACGAAATCAGGTAGTTGGTCGGCGCGATGATAGTCACAAGCGCACCTTCCACCCAGGACTCAGGCAGAGAATCATCGCCATCATCATCGCTCAGCCCGGTGAACGATACCGACGATCCTGAAACGGTCATGCTGTCGGCGGTAATATCGGATGAATCCGGTGCCGTCTGCGCCATATCAAGGCCGCTGCCGCTGGACGTTCCGCCCACCTCGGTAGAATTGAACCAGTTTTCACTGCGGCGATCGCCGGAAACATCCGCTCCCGGCGGATAGAGCGTCCAGGAGAATGAATCACCCAGGGCGGAAATAGGCGTCGAACCAATCCTGATATCGCCGTTAGCAAATGCCACATTTCCACGACTCACGCAGATCAACATCTCAATTGTCATTCTGGTTGGGTCATCAGGGTTAAAACGACTGACCGGCTGAACAACATAATCCGGATAAACCCGCGCACGTCCGAATAATTCCCGGATAGGATCACCAAGTTTTGCCGTGTTCGCTTTTGCCGGGTTTAAGTCCAGAGACTTACCCGTAGATGAATCGTAGGCCCCCGTATCGAGGTTATTCATCATGTAGATGGAATAAGCTGCAGCGGCTACCGCTACAACCAGGGCGGCAATGGCAAAGCCTGTCGCGTAAGGGACGGGGTAAATCTTCACGTCAGTATCTGGTAACAGTTCGCACCGCGGCCATTCCTCTGATGCTACGGGCACGCCATCAATTTCAACGCTGATTGGCTGTGGCAGCCCGGGATCATAATTTTCGACATTCCTCTGCATCCACTCATGCAGGGTTATGCGCGCATGCTGATGGCTTTCAAGTGGTCCGCCAGGTAACCGGGAGGGATAAATACTGATCGTCATCGCCAGAATTCCACCTTGATAAATCGCCGTTTAAATTTCCAGACCGGCATAAAAGAAACGTTCGAGCCGGGGTTACATTCCGCTACCTGCAGCAACCCGTTCAGCTCAACAACAATCCCCACATGGGTGACCATTGTTCCCGAATAACACGCCACGCCAGCGCCGACGCATGGTTCACAACGCTCAAGCTTCAACATCAGCTTTCTGGCTTCTTTATCAAGGCCGCCGCCATCTTTGGTCACACCTGCAAAGTCTGGCCATTCGGGTAATCCAAGGTCGCATCGTATCTCATTTACGATGCCAAAGCAGTCGAGTTGCGGATACACTCTGCCGCCCTTCAGCCAGGTGACCGAAAGGTATTTATCAGGTTCAAACATGGGGAAACCTCAACTCATGTAACGGAGGCCGGGATACTCATTAAGGGTGTAACGGAATCTCGGCCAGGCGGTATCGAGAACGTTCATATAGCCGGCTGTGATTTGTGCCTGCAGCGCTGTCCAGGATCCCGATTTGATAGCGAGCGTATACGGCACGGTAGCCGGAGCGTTAAGGTCCGTTGAAACATATTGCCTGTAAGTCATAGAGCCATCTTGCCTCGCTGCCAGGGCATCACGAATCGCTGTACTCGCCTCCCCTTTTATGTTGCTGACAGCGAACTTCAAATCCTGTGTACCGTCGCTGTTTCTGGCCGGGATGGCGATATCGATAGCTGCGGCTGAAAAGGTTATAACAGCGCCATTTTCGGTCGTCGCTGTAATATCGTCGTAGCCCTTGCAGAAATAATGCACCGTCGAACCGATATTGATTTGCAGCGTTTCAATGATGACTTCCGATCCGCTACTGGCATAAAGCCGGTTAAGCACCGTCATGCTTTGGCCACTCCCTGTTTAATGCGATATCAAGCAGTGAACTACCTGCTATCCACTCGGGGTAGTTACCCCACGGCGGAGGCAATAGTGGACGCTCCCATAACTCCAGCGTCGCCGAATACCGCCAGTAGATGGGAGCCACCAGCACTGGCCCCTGATAGATATCCGTAAAACGACATTTGTAGAATTTTATGCCTGCGGGGGTTTGCAACTTCATCATGAACCAGGCCGCACCATCAGAGAGCGCATCGCGGTACCACGATTCAAACGTTAGCCCCTGAACATCGTTCTCCATAAACCAGGATACAGTCGCTTCCGTGGGAGTCGAGGTATACGCCCTGCGTTGTCTCGCCCGGCCTGTGGTGAGTTGAGTTCGTTTCAAAGGGCTGACTGGCTGGAATCCATAGCCTTCTTGTAAAGGCATAGGGAGATAGTCATGCGGATAAAATATTTCAGCCATTACCCTGTTCTCCGTCCAGTGTTATACCCCCCAGTTAATGCCTTGTGCACTTGGCCAACCCCTTTTGCCAGATCGTTAGCAACCTGCTGGTAACCTTGTTTTGCTCCTTCACGAGTAGCCTGCTGTACAAGCAGCACAGTCGCGTCAGAAGGATTTCCATTGATGGTTATTGGAGGAACCGTGACTGTGGGGCGGATGATGGTCGTTTGCTGGCTGTTGCTAACGTTCTGAACGCCAGTCCCAAACCCCGAACGCCCCAATGTGGCATCAAGTGGCTTGCCGTTCCGTAACGCCTCAAGTTGTGACACGCCGATTCGATTTGTAGACTCCTGGTCGAAAACGTACTCCCCTTTATGAACAATACCCGCTGGCTGATACTTTCCGCCTGAGCCAGTATATCCACCAGAAGCAAAGCCGACGGCGGCAGCACTGGAGATGCTGGACGTTATTGTAGCCATGAGGCCTGCAACAGTAGCCATTGCTGCTAAGTTGTATGGGAATGGCTGGCTTGAAAGCGCCTGCGCCATTGCCATTGGCAATTGAACAGCCGCCTGAGCAAGCGCAAAAGCTTTTTGCGTAACAAATGCCGCTTTATACATTACAGATTGCTCGCCGAACATCGCCCCCATCGAATCGGTGATACTGGAGAAAGAGTTTTGCGCTGATTGCATCTGTGCGGCATAAACTGCGGTGCTTAGTGCTTGCTGGTTCTGTTGTCCTTGCTGTTGGAGAGCCAGCAATTGCTGCTGCTTCTGCTGCTCATTCAGTAAAGTACTTTGTGTGATCGCCTGCTGCTGCTGGTTCAGCCAGGAAGCATAATCAGTCTGGGCTTGCTTCAGCTTTTCGATAACCTCAAGCTGCGGCTCTATTTGCAGCCCTATCATGTTCAATCCCTGCCCTGACAGGTCACTATTGGTTGCTCCAGACGTCAGCGTACCACCGGCCTTGTTCACACCTGATATAACGGAATCAGGCAGCACTGATTTACCAATCAGGTCGCTCGCCTGCTTCCCAGCAGCCTCCGGCGTCAGTTTCTTCAGCTCAACCATCTTCTGAAGAATTTCGAGGCGTTTTTGCAACGTCTCATTTTGGCGCAATTCCTTTGGTGCAATTTGCTCCTGCATTTTCCGGTAGTCATCCAGCGTTTTAACTGAACTCTGCAAAGCCTCCTGCTGCTTATAGGCCTGCAATATTTCGTCAGAACGGGAAAGAATCGACTTCTGGTCGGCGGTTAGTTGCGTTTTAGATTTGAGGTCAGCGATCTGCTGTTCGAACTTAACCCGTGCCTGCGTAGCGCTATTAAGTTTATCGCTGGCATCCAACTGGGACTGCATCGCGGCAGTCTGCTGGTGAATCTGGTCAAGAAGCCGAGTTGCTGCGTCCTCTGCGTAGGCTTTTCCTTGAGGCGTCTTCGCGATCTTTGGTGCTTTTGGATCTTTATACATCTCGTTAATACGAGAAACATTTTTAGCGTACTGGTCTGCCGTGATAGCGCCAGCCTTCAAGAACTCACTCTGCTGCTTAATAGCTTTATTTCGCTTATCAGCATTGCTCAAGTATTGAAGGTTAACTCGATCCGCTTCCTGCTGAGTTTTAATGCGCTTTTGTTCTGCTTTGTCATGATCTGACAAAATATCATTTAGCGTATCTTCCGCTGTAATTTGCGACTGAATAGCATCCCGTTGTTTGAGCATCTCCGGAAGGTTACTAAACCGAGCATTTAACCCGTTCCAAAAACCTCCTTCCGCCTGACCTTTCTGCGCCTCGGCAATGTTTTCATTTAAGGTACTTAACTTGTCTTGTAGGGTCTGCTCGCGCCCAATGTTGAGCATCGCATCCCATGCACCTTTAGCTGCTTTCCCCAACGAGTCCCAGGCGCTTTCAAGAAGGCCTAGATTCTGATGAATATCATTTGCACGCTGCTGCATGGTATTGGCGTACGCATCGGTCGCTACGCGTGCCGCCTCTTGCTGATTCCCTTCATCCTGCAAGGCCTTAATCTGGTTGTAGGTTGCCAGAGTTAAAAAATGGTATTGGTCGTTTAGTTTAGTAATGGCCGCAACCGGATCAGCTGCAATATCGTTGAAGTCACTCACAAGTTTTTCAGTGGCTATTCCTGTCGCGTCACTGATTTTTATGACTGCAGTTGTTACACGCTCCAGTGAATCGCCTGCGACTTTTCCAGATGAAACTAACTGATTTAACGTTGAAGCGGCTTTCCCGGTGGTTGAATCAGCAACAGCTCCTGCACGAGCAGCCATATCAGCAAGTTGACCGGATGTTTTCCCTACCTGATTACCAGTTAATACGAGGGATTTATAAAATTCGTCCTGCTCTTGAGCGCCTTTATAGTAAGCAAGACCAAGAACACCAACAGCTGCGGCAGTAATCGTAAAAGGGTTAACCAACCCCATAACATAGGTACCAACTCCCTTAATAGCTGGCCCAATACCGCCAAACATATCTTTTAACTGCCCACCCTGCTGCATAAGCACCATAAAAGGGGATTGGCCTGTAGAAAGTCCGACTACGATATCCGTCATCTGAGCGGGAATCATGCGCATTGCAAAAGCTGTCTGGGCAGCAGACTGCCCAGTTTTTTTCAAGTCGTCACGAAAGCCGGTTAATTTGTTACGAGTCTCTTCAATTCGCTTTGAATAAAGCTCAAATGTATCTGTATCTACCATCCCTTTCGATTTGAACTTCGCCAAATCCTGTTGTTGTTTGTCCAACTTATTCAGGGTAGCATTCACCGGGTCAATACGATCGAGAAGTTCAGATAGAGCCTGCTTTTCTTCGTCCGTAGCCTTTGTCACCTTGCCAGCGCTCGAAACAGCACGGTCTCCAGCCTGAGTCATTTTTACCAGTGCAGTTGCGAGATTATCGGCCTGTTTCTCTGCTCCGGAGCTATCAATAACAATGGCAAGGCGGGAGGTTTGTTCTGTCATTTAGCGATCTCCGGGCAATAAAAAACCCCGCCGGGGCGAGGTTAGATTTTTAATAAACAATTACTGTCGATATATGATAATTGTTGCGATTATTGAAACAGAGACAATGGCAGCCAGAATTAACCTGAGACTTTGCTATCTGAACACTTAACTGTTTTAAGAGATTCAAGCTGCTGAAGACGTGCCTGCGCCTTTTTACGCGCTTCACTTTTGGCCATACCATTACCGATACCGAAATCTCCCAAAGCTCCCAATACGGTACGCCCATCAAACTGACCTGTAGTTTCGATTTCGTTCTGAATACTGTGAGTTTTAGCTATCTCCTGCTTAATTGCTGCGCAATCTAACGCAGCAGACTCTTCGCTCGTAACGGATGGAGCTTGCGGATACTGCTTGGTAGCGCATCCAGAAATAACAAACATCCCAGCTATTACCATCATTAGTTTCTTCATTTTATGCTTCCTATGATTACAATCGGAAACATCCTAACACATGGATATGAGCAGACAATGATATGACTACTTCACTTTTTCTTGTCTTTTCTGCTCTTCGGCCCACTCATCACGCCACGCATCGTCGAGCGCCAGGATAGCGGCGTCAAACTCGGTGCGGTCAATCAGGATCGTGCGCGATGCCAGATATAGCTCAATATCATTCAGGGATAATGGGAGCGGTACTCCGGCCATGCCAGCATATTTCCTGCTGCGCGATATCATGGCATAGGCATTGAGGATCTCCCCTGTTACTGCATCAATTTCTGGCTCAGGAATCGGCGGAAGGTTCAATTGCTCCCGACGCCATTTAGCCTTATCTCCCCTTTCGCCCCCGAACTCCTTTAGCCACGCCTGCGCCTCTAGGGCTTTTTTACGGTTTCCTGAGTCTGCTGCTCCTTACCCTGAGCTATGTTCGCAGCCTCTGCCAGAATCAGCCAATACAACGCGGGGTTCTGCTTTAGTAACGCGACGCCAAGTTCTGGCGTATACGCTACAGCCTTCTCAATACCATCCACCAGCTCACCTACTCCCTCCCAGTCTTTCAAAAGGAAGCGCGCGCAGTTATCGATGAGCAGGTCATCAATTGAGTCAATGTCACCCACGCTGGCGAGATCGAAAGCGTCGGTACCGACCTGATAGTTCGCGTCCATTTTGTCGATATGGCGCCGCACCAGCGCATTACGTGAGCGGTACTGTGGATTCTCGCTGCTGGCCACCAGCAGGCGGAGTTTAAACAGTGCTTCTTCTTCCGGTGTGTATTTCTTTTTACGGCCATCAGGCTTTTTAAAAGGGAAAAACCAACGCTCGCCACTCAGATCAAGTTGAGAAGAAATAATCAGCATACAGACTCCATAAAAAGCCCGAACCGCGATGTTCTGCGGAACGGGTCAGGGAAATTAAGGTGCGGTGACAGTGATTTCAGACGTTGCCGTAAAGGTACGAGCCTTCCCGGTGATCGTGGCGTTTCCGGCAGCATTGCGTGTCACTTTCGCCGTTTTTTGCCCGGTAGAAACTACGCTGGCAATCGCAGGGTCAGATGACGTCCACTGGACGATATCTGTTGAATCAGCAGGCGTAAGCGTGGCAGTTAATGTCACCGTAGAGCCGACTGCGCCATTTGAAGTGGCTGGCGCAACACTGATTGCCGTCGCCGGTACTTTTGGCGCGCGGGTAATGGTTGGCGGCGTATTGGCGGCCGTGATATCGAGCTGAACCTGTACGATGTCAGTATTCCCGGCGTCCGGCCAGTCGCCAGAAATCTGCACTTCAGGAAAACTGAAGGTATAAGCGCCTTCGGCGTTCTCCAGCGTGAAGGTAAACGGCACCGTTTCGCCGGTGAAGGTTTTTTTGTAGATCTCCCAGGCCGCCTTGGACCATGACAGCGTGATCTGGCCTGACGGTGTAAAGGTCGTCGGAATGTTTGCGCCAGCAAATGCTGAGCCGGTACCGATACAGCGCTGAGTCTGCATGTTGTTATCAAACTGGATATTAAACGTATCCACACAGAAGCCGGCACCACCCGCCACCCCGTTCAGACTCAGGCCTGTCACTTCCTTAAACGAATAGCGCAGCGCGCCAGCACCATCCACCGGGTTAGTGAAATAGCTGGTATCGTCGGCTTTGGTTTCCCAGTCAAGCCCGGCGAAGGTAATGGTCGCAGTGATGTCGCCATCATTCGGGATTTCAATCTGGAAAGTTGCAACCTGGCAACCGCGGGCAATCTGTGCGATCCCTACATCATCAGCGTATGAAGAAACTGAAAAAGTAATGCGGTTGTTGCCCATCGTCAGCACATTATCGAGCCAATCCGCTCCGAAACAGCTCGCCAGAAAATCATCATGCTGATTCCAGCGAAATTTGGTGCCGACATCACCGCCGACATCAATCGTGCCACGGGAAACGCCCTGCGCCATACGGTCACCGCCGATTTCATCGTTATCGTTGGTGTTCTGCGTTGGCATCAGCCCGAACGACGAACGGCGTAACAGGTTCCAGACACCAGCAGAGGGTGTCTCTCCCGGTGTGGTTTCGCGAATAAACGCGGTTACTACTTTTGCGCCTGAACTCACAGGAGCCTCCTGTTGATTGTGCGCTACAGAGCGCGATAAGGGATTTGAACATTGAGCTGAGACCAGCCATCGGTTTCACCTGCCGGGATGGCGGATACGGCGAAATAACTCAGCGCTCCGTCGTCCTGAAACTCGAAGAGTTGCGTTAATTTGTCGGCGGCCTGAGTCAGCTGCAGAGTGCCTGAACCAACAGGGACGAAAAGCTGGATGATGAGAACCCCTGTTCGGTGGACAGTCGGGCCCGCTCCAATTTCGTTAGCACCTGCTTGTCCGGGGATGTCAGTAAGACGCGCCCAGATTTTTCGACCGCTGGGATCGAATACAGGACCGTTTGGATAATCCACCGCATCCTGGGCAATAGCGGTCTGCGTCGTCATTCGTCTGATGACAACGTTTCTTATTTCTGTGAGGGTCATTTGTAGGCCTGAATCACACCATTAAATGAGACGGCATAGACGCCTGTCGGCGCTTGCGTAGAGTGGCCATTCTCCAGCGGTACGGAGTAAGGGAGGTTTGACTGAATGTAAATCACCGAGTAGGCCGGCGCCTGATTGATGATATTTTTCCCGTTGAGGAATGTCATTGTTCCGCGCGGGTCAGGCTCGGATGGTATTGAATGATCTGGTTCTCCAATACTGACAAAGTGTGACGCCCGGAAAGTTCCTGCGCGATACTCAGCCGGACGCCGGATATCCATGCCATCGTTAACACGTGCTTTCTTTCTGAGACGGCCTGTCTTTGTCAGGTTGGCAGGATCGGCATAAAGAGATTCGTTCCATTCACCTACCGCTTTGTTGTACTGAACCGCAGTGGCGTTGATGGCCCACAGTTCCGGGTTACCTACAGGCGATCGCTGAACGATTTCATTCAGCAGCTGAATGGCGATAGTTCTCTGCCGTAACCTCACATCGTCCTCCACCAGCCCGGCGAATGCCGCCGGGTCAATGTTCCAGCCCTTAGCCATATCACGCCCTCCGCAGTTGAATGGAGTACGCAGCACCAGCAGAGTCTGCAGAAGCGGTAATGACCTCGTAGCGCTGGAGTACGCCAGTAATCGGGTCAGGTGCCGTGATGATGTGCTCAACCTCTGGCTTGTCGGTGACCTCATTAACGAGGGCGGTGAGTTTCACATCACCATGAAGGATGTTAACACCATCGATGCGGCGGAGTTTATAGCGCGCCAGCACTCCGCGCCCCGAGTAAGTCACCTGCGTTTCAGTGCCGGTTTCCGTAACCGGGTCCCAGTCACCTCGTACGGTGTATGTTCCAGTGAAATCCTTAACAGCATCCTTCAGGTCGGTATCGAATGCCGCAGCGACTTCGGTTTGCAGTTCGTCACGAATTCCCATTGCACCCACCACTACGCTGCTGAGTTTTAACGATCACCGTACCGTGGAGTTTTCGGGTATAAATTGCGCCGCTGCGCTTAACCCGCAGCGGGAGCGGAGCAAACTCAACAACGCCCTTTGCCGGGTTTGCGTAAACGACATGTCTGATCGGGTTTCCATTCACAAACACATCGCGAGGACCGAGCCCGTCACCGGCATAATGCACATCCGGATTTTGCATGTTACCCCCTCACCAGCCGCACCTGCGACTGATTAACACCGTATGGCTTAAGCATGGCCAGAGCCAGCTGCAGGTCAGAATCAAGCAATGCAGAGCTGTTGGTAGCGAGTTCTGAGAAGGTTTTGGAAACAGAAACGTCGTCAGCGTCAACGGCCTTACTCAGCAATACCCCCGAGTCAGTTTTCTGCTGATACAGCCCGCCATTTGCCGCCGCCAGCGCCGCATAGGCGCCAGCCTGTTTTACATCGTCAGGAATGATGGTTTCGTGAGCTGCCTTATCGCACGGCATTTTCAGGTTAAGTCCATTCATCCAGGTATTAGCCATCAGCACAGATTTGGCTTTTTTGCTTTCATCCGCCCAGGTGGCACCGAGTATCGAATTGACATCTTCAACGGTGACGAAAGTGATCATGCATCACTCCATTTCTTTCCAGCCGTGCGCCTTCCAGTTCTCCACTTCATCAGGGTGAACGTTGGCTGTATTAGGAGCGCCGGGGAATGCCGGGAAATCGGTAATCATCGCCACCAGCTGCAGTTCCTGCTGTGCAGGAGTATTGGCGTCAACCTGCACGGTCGCAAGTTTTGCTGCAGCACGTTCAGCACGCTGCTCTTTGGTTAATCCGGCCATAAGCCCTCCACTAAAAAAAGGGGCCGAAGCCCCCGATAATTAACCCAACAGCAGAACCGAGTGCTCAGTTTTCACTGCCGCTACGCCCCAAGACAGGCCAACTTCGTAGCGCACCTGACGGTATTGACGGTACAGCGCCACCTGATAAGTGATGCCTGACACCGGGTCAGTAACGTTCATGACGTCATCCGCAGTATCACCGCCCTGCGGCATTGCCGGGGTACGCGCAGCCAGCAGGAACGCGTTACGGTCGAATGCCATGTTTGCGGTATATCCACCTACGGTAGTAATCGCGGAGTTATCCGCCAGCGCCTGACGCAAGCCCGGTGCTGCCAGGGTAATAGTGGTCGCAGTAGCTGCAGCAACGAGGTATTTGTTGCTATCACCATCAAACGTCACAATATCACCTGCCGTGAAAGAACCCGTGCCGGTATCAATCGCGATCAGGATATCACCCTCCGATTTTGCACCATTTACCAGATAATCAGTGGCAGCCGATGCCGCGCGTTTCTTAACATGCGCGGATTCATGGATGTTGAATCCTTCCAGTCGCCCCACGATACCCTCACGCAGCAGCGCATCGGTACCAGACTCGTTCACCTTGAACAGAACTGACTGTTTACCACGGAGGTTAGCAATCGCAGAGGAACCAAGGACCATCTGCAAATCGGTAGTCGGGGAGCCGTTATCGGACAATACCTGGCGCGCATTTGCCGCATCCGACAGATCGCCAGCAATCCCGAATGGAGTAGTACCAGCCGTACCGACAGCGCGGGAGGAAGCGAAATACAAAGCCGCGAGATCCGAGTCCATCTCATTTGCCAGCGCACGGAACGCTTGCTTGAACTGATCCGCCAGGATGGTGTTGTAAGTACCGGCCGGACCAAGGGCCAACTGCTCTTCGCCGTTCCATTTGACCGGGGCCATTTTGGATTTGGTGATTTTGACATCAACGGTACCGATCGTCTGGTCGCCATCATTTGGTGCAGTAGCCCCCGGCGTAATATCAACTGTGGTTGCCGGTGGAGCAACTGGCGCAGTAACAGTCTGATCCTTCGCCGCCGCATCAGCTTTCGCATTGCGCGATACAGCCGGGATAAAACCGACCTGTTCGCGGGATACGGTATCCAGAGCCGTAAAGATAGTCGGGATCAACCCGGTAAGCGTATTAGCCATGTGTTTGGATTCCTTGGAGATTAAAATATAGGGTTGGTTGAGCTATCCAGCTCCGGCACCAGCTGCCATCCGGCGGCTGGCAAAGAATTAATCGACGATGGTGATACCGTCTTTGAGAGTTGATTGCTGATCTGTCGGGCTCAAACTGGTAAACGCATCGCGTTTCATCGTTTTCTGCCCGAGTGAATGCTGAGACTGGCGAGAGCCGCCGCCCTGGTTGCCGCTGGCCTTCAGAATGTGGTCTTTCTGAGGGTATTGCTCCACCAGGAATTCCAGCGCCTCATCGAAGGCCGCCAGTTCGCCCGGCTTTGAGCGTGAATAAATTTTGTTGCCTGAACCGTCATAGGCAACGACTTTACCATCCTCGACTTTGAAGGACTGACCGAAACGCGCCTGAAGCATATCTGCTGGGATTGCCACTTTATCTGCGATGAATTTCGAGCCAGAGAACCGGCTGCCGATCATTTCCTTATAAAGCTGGCCTTCAAGGGTCGTCGCACGCTGAGTAGCTTCATCAAGCTGGGACTGGAAGGATTTGGTGATATCCGCTTTAACTTGATCAACGGCACCCGCGTCGATCAGTTTTTTCTGGTCTATTTTAGTCATCATCTCCAGCGCTTCGAGTGCTTTCGCCGGATCACCGATTTTGGCAAACTTAGCCAGACTGGCTTCAGCTGCTTCTTTGGCTTCACGATGAGATTTCGCCTCGCCATTCAGAGAGGAGATTTTCCCAACGGCCTGCACAGCATCAAAACCAACTTCCTGGCCGTCATCGTGGACATAGACGGGTAAACCGCTCGCATCGACTTCTGCATAACTTTTGCCGTTAACTTCGACTGTTTTCAGTTTCATGTGGTTACCTTTTCGGGGTCATCCGACCGTTGCACCGCTCACCATCCGGATCACGGCAATAAAAAAGGCCGCCCGGAGGCAGCCTGATTGAAGACTTAAAAAGCTTTAAAGTCTGGCGTTGCTGAACGCCTGAGCATCCAGGTTACGCAGTTGCTCCAGAGTCAGCCATTCGCCCTTGTCGTTGTAGAAGTCATCGGGCGACATGCCGCCGTCACGAATCAGTCGGGCCCGAGTTACGCCAACGATCTGGGACTGGCGAGTGAACGACTGGCGCGAGAACCAGCCCTGATAATCGGTATCCGAAGGCACCTGCCCGTCCATGCTGGCACGTGAGCTATCGGATATTTGCCCTACAGCAATACCCAGCTCATCAGACGATTTCAGGATGTAGGTTTCGACGCTGCGACAGCAGAAATGGATTTTCCCGGGTCCCTGCAGATACGGCACCTTATGGCCGATCGGCTTGTTATCCAGTGTGTACTTGAGGCGGTCGCGAATCCGACAGTCTTTTGATGTACGGTTATCCAAAGTGGATAACCACTGTTTACCCTTCAAAATGTCATCGTTCGCATCTGCAAAGCTTTTCCTGGCCGTCGAAGCAAGATGCCCCACAGCCGTTTTTACAATACTGCCGGCATTGGAGCGGCTCATCTGCAGCGCGCCATCCTGATAGCCACGGTTAGCATGACCACGGACCTTTCTGACGATTTGCTCATGCGTATCGCCCAGGAGAAAACCCTGCCGCACTGTATTGGATATTCTTGCCATCCTGTCAGCTTCAAGGTTATCTGCCCACTCCGAAAGCAGGCGCCCCTGAAACGGCTGTGCCATCGCAGTTGCATAAACGGCATCCGGTGAAATGCCCACCAGTGGATGAAGCGATAGAACATCATCGGGGATCGCAAACTGGAACAGGCTCAGCTGAAAGCCTGCTTCGTACTGAGCGAGTTGCTGCAGCTCATCAGATAGTCCCGCGTACATTGACTGCACAGCCTCGCGATTGAGAGCTCTGACACTAACGAGCAGCGCTTCCAGTCGCGACACGGTAAAGCTTTCAGCATCCAGGCTATCCATCGCCACCAGCAATCTGGCTGTCAGTTCCGCATCGCTGTCATTCAGGATTTTTATCATTCTGTTTGCAACGCTGGTGCTGTACCGCGCTACCCATATCGCATGCGCTATCGATTCATCCTGAAGCTTGTCATTCGCCGTTGCCATTTGCACCCCCCTGGTTACTCAGCCCGCCGGCAAGCGTGACCTGCTGATTCCGCAACTCGTCGATTACCTCTTCGGGCTTCGCGTCCGGATCGATAAATTTGAGGGCCTGCAAAACGCGAACAGCATCAACCTGACGTATATCCCCCCCCTGACGGAGCGACTGAACAGCCGTTGCAGCTGCGGCATCAAACGTCTGGGCTGAAACGTCCAGTTCGGTGCGTACATCGACATTGCCGCCTTCTTTCTCGCCCAGCCATTCCGCCATAATCTGCAGGATATTATCGAGCGCATCCTCAAGCGAGCTTGCCATGGTGTAGAGAGGTGAATTCTCCTGCATCCGCTCTTCGTGAGTCTGGTCTAAGGATTTAGTCGATGTGTTTTCCGCGCGCAGCAATTTTGCGCCGGCCTGACGCATCTGGTTTTCCAGATCCTCAAGGGAAATCTTACCGGCTTCAATCGCAGCCCCGGTATGCTCGACATATTCCAGTCCCTGCCGCTGGCGGTCATCGAAACGAGTCGCAGAGGAAGAACCTATCGTCAACGTTTCGCCATCAGCCAGACCGTAAGCCACCAGCAACGGCACACGAGCGACATGCAGGATGTTGTCCTGTTCACTCTGACTCTGCCAGTGCTTGATATTCAGTAAAGCGAGATTAAGCAGTGGCGGTGAACCGCGCATAAAGCCTGTTCGCTTCGTGTAAAGCGTCACCAGGGGAATATCATCGCGACTGGTTTCCCACTCGTCGTGAATCTGCCACTGGCTTTCACCATTTTCACCTTTATTTCGGCGATAAATTTCAACCTTACCCGGCATGATATGGCGTATTTGCTCAACTTTCGTTTGCCCGTAATCATCGCCATCAATAATGATGACCTCTCTGATACGCAGATCGGTCAGCACCACTTTCCCTTTAACCACTTTCGATTTCCAGCCGATGACCTGGCGAGGATTTAACATCGTGGCATACGGGCGGGATCCCGCGGCTTTTTCGTCGGCTTTAGTTTTTACTGCCTCCGGGTCAATTTTCGGGAAGTCCACCAGCGCATGTACCAGACCATACTGGAATCCGATGCTGAAAAATTGCTGTGCCCAGACATCGAGCCGGTTTCCTTCCATATCAATATCTGGCGACAACTCTCGTATTTGTTCAGGAGAGTCCTCACTCAATACCGTCGGCTCAGCAAACACTCGCCCGATGTTTTGTTTAATGGCCTCTTCATAGGCAGGTAGTAACGTTGCTGAAGCTAAACGCTCCTTATAGCTTTCAGGATCTTCGTTCGGCCATTTCGGGAGATACTTCTTGCCCTGCCGGCGCATTTCCAGCGTGCCGCCCATCAGCGCATCATTAATATCCCATGCCTCAACCATATCGTTATAGTCGAGGTTGGGCGTTGAAATATCAGGCATGTTTTTACATCCGCAGTTGGGTGACTTTTCCGGTTGGTTTGATGATCGGGAATTGCTTCACAATGAAATACCCGCCGGCATCGTTAGGGTGATCGTTATCCGCCGTTTTATCCGGCTCACCGTTCTCGGCCCAGACCTGTTGTTCGAGCGATTCTGCGTACACCGGGCAGCGCTGTACGTTCACCTTGTAGCGACGTTCGCCGTTGCCATTGCAGAACATGGCATTCATCGAGTTGATGCGGTCTTTCACTGGTGGGTTTGATGCATTAACAACCACATTGAAGCCAGCCTGCTTAAGCTGGGCGATATCAGTGACGCTGGCATTGCTGGATTTACGAGAATCACCGGAAGCATCCGGATAGATATAGATTTCACGCACCTTGCGATAATCTTTGCCGTCGTACAGCCAGAACCGTTCTTTGATGATGCGAATCATGTCAGGGGTATCGTAAGCCTTCACGATTTCATTCACCGCAAACGGAAGCCCCAGACGTAACACGTGAACAATCCCGGCCATCTTCCCGACGTTAAAGTCCATACCAATATACAGAGGCTCGCCGGGCTGCTCCTCTTCCCGGCAGTTATTCAGCTTACGATCGAACTGATGGTAAATCGTCCCGCTGGTCAGGTTGGTGAACTGGCCACACAGATAAGCCTTTATCAGTTCCGGCGGGTATGACTCCATCAGTGACGGGATGTAGTCCGCCGGCAGGTTCTTTTCGTTGTCGAACGTCGAGGCCTGAACCAGTCCGTACAGCGTTGAGAGAGAGGGTTTATCACGCACAGCCTTTGCGAACTGTCGATAAACGAATTTAAACCCTTCCGGCGTCGTGGTGACGTCTATTCCGTTACGCAGGCCGGGCACCTTGTAACGCATACGCGCGATGATTTTTCGCCAGGCTAATTGCGCCTTTTGCGCGGGCATCACGTCCAGCTCATCAATCAGCGCGTTACCAATTTTAAAACCAACGATGGTTTGTGGTTTCTCCATCGAGCGGCAGATCGTGGTTCCGCGATACTGGCGCCCGGCGTAGAAGTGAACCTCTTTGTTCCCCTCGTTGATTTTGACATTCAGCCCCCAGTCATTGGCTACTTCCTCAACGGTGGGATAAAAGATGTCACGGATCTGCGGATACGTAGGGGCAAAGTAACCCTGGTTGATTTTTGGGTGTTCCCACATTCCTTTGCAGATGCCGCCGCAACCGACCCATGTTTTGCCAGAACCGAAGCCGGCGACATAGGCCTTAAACTTGTACTGCATCGCAAGGAATTTGGCCTGAGGAACGTTAAGCGTCGGTGCTATCGCCATCCTCTTCCCTCACTCGCGCATCGACTACGTTGATATTGATTGCAACTGGCGTTGGTTCGTCATCCTCCGGATCAGTGGCCAGCTCTTTGCGTAATTTTTCAACCTCCAGCTGCCGGCGCTCAATTTCAATCAGCTGCAGACGCTGGGCGAACTCGCTATCAGCCAGGCCGAGACGTTTCATCACCGCCTCGTACATTCGCTCACGGCTAATAGCGGTAATCTCCACGCCATTCTTCCCAAGCTTCACACCGGAATAGGCAAGCGCAGCATCAGGCGCCAGCTTGCGCGTATCAGCGAAGAAAGGCTGGCCGATACCATCCCCATTGCAGCGAGGACATTCCGGGTTAGGTGCGCTGGTGTGGTCGTAGCCGTATCCCCCATCATCCAGAGGTTCCCGACGTTTACGCTCAAGTGCTTCGAGGCGCTTCTCTTCGTACTCTACGGCATCGCGCCACTGATACTGATGACCGAAGCCCCAGCAGTAACGGCAGCTCCCGCGGCGATACTGAGAAAGCTGGTTGGCGTCGAACGTTGCCAGCCGCCACATCTGCTCAAGCACTTCATCGGCACTTCCGAGTGTGCGCACAATGGATGCTTTCTGCTGCTGCGCAATGGCCTGCGCAACGTTAGGATTCGTTAGAAGCTGACGGCCATAGTTCGGGTCGCTGTAGCCTGCACGCTCAGCGGCTGCCGTTGCATTCTGGTCCTTGAGGTATTCAGCAATGAAGCGCTTAACCTTAGGACTTAGTTTGCTATCCACCAGCTCTTCTGCGCACTTTTCCTTTTGCGCGGTGCGCAATTTCTTCTGCGCAGGTTTTTGCGCAGTTTGCGCAGTGGGTTTCTTGATGTATCGGCGGGCAGTAGCGTAATTCAGTCCCTGCGCTTCACACCAATCCTTCGGTGATACGCCGGTTGCGGCATGATCGGACAGGAACCGTTTCTGAAGCTCGCCCCAGTCCGGTTTTGCCATGGTATTTTCCTGTGGTAACAACCATTAAAAAAGCCACCCGGAGGTGGCCTTTGTATTGGTGGCTGTATGTTGCTTTGCTGTCGGCCTCAGAAGATTACCAGGCCTGAGAATCAATCTTGTTTTGGACATAGCGGAATTCGAGTAATTCTTTGGTGATAATCGCTACTCCAGTGGCAATGCACTGCTCCTGCGTTATCTTTCCTTCATCAAACTCCGCCATAAGGGCTTTCAGTTCAGATGATTCTTTGGATAGGATATCAAGGTTTTTCAGCACCGCATCGTAACTCTCTTCCCGACACTCTTCCGGAACTGGAGGAGACAAGGCATCTTTAATTTTCTTCAGTAGGCTCATAATCACTCCTTTTCAGAGCAATCCTAGCAGCGAAAAAGATGTTTTTGAACTACCAGTCATGTAAGCGATAGGATATGCACATATCTTAATTGCCAATGTCAGCTTCAGTATTAAACAGCGCCAGCGCTTCGGTTGCTTCCTGAATCGCCTTTCGAGTTTTCGAGGCAATCTCACTTTCCGTGTAAACACGATCGAAAGAGTCTGCAAAGAGCTCAGCTTTGAGATAGATATCGCCAACCCAATCAATGGCCAGCTTAGCCGCGGCAGTGTCGTAGTTAACTTTCTTGATGATATCTAGGCGGATTTGTTCGGATGCAGTGATCTCTGACATGTCTTACCTCTGTGCGATGTGGGACATTATCGAGGTCACTCTGAGAATGGCCTCTGTGATGCATTCGCATTTATCCTTGCCACGTATACAAGAAGAGCGGTTACCTACAGGATACTTGTTGCGCACAATAAAAAAGGTCGCATAAAGATGCGACCTTTGGTTAATACCAGTTAGAAAACTAAAATCTCTAAGGAGCCACCCGGGTGAGACTTTTCTGCTTAATAACTGACCTCTGCCATTTCGGTGTTAGCTGGCAGTAGTTACGAGATGATAGCTTCATTTTGGCTATCGATATCATTTAATTACTGAAAAAGCCCTTTATATTAATTATTCACTACTATCCAGAACATTGAACCAGAACAAAAGATGTATATGCTGTTCTTTTGATGCCAATGATCAATTCGCTCCAACCAAGTGGGTTGCTAACAAATTATTCGAGGGTTCCTTAGACAGTGACCCATATATTTAAATGCTCAATGTAGCGCTGGACAGGAACATAGATAACCACTCCGTTAGAAAGATCAACAGAGTTGATAACACACCCCTGTGGCGCAAAATATTCCCCATCAGAATGAGGCTGGATTGAGTGTTCGTCTCCGTAACGATAATCGTGGGGAAGTTTAGGAAGTGAATTTTTCGTCATGGGCAGCTTCTTAGATTGAAGGAATTTAAAAATCAATAGTGCATTAGCGCCCATGAATTAGATACAAACTTTTCATTGTTTACCGCTCTATTGTCTCGCTTTCAGATTTTTACTAATGTGGCAGTATATATATCAATAAGTTAGATATTCTCTGTATTACTTAGCATCCTTCTCTGTAATTTGCGAGCAATTGGCCTGCACTGCTTTATTGTGCGCCAGAATGTCGCGCTTGGTCTGCTTATCCAGCACATTGATATCGTGGTCGGTCAGGTAGATGATTCGTACCCAGTTGCAGGCCGTATCAACCACCACCGGGGCGGGTAAACTTTTCGCGCAGCTCCCGATCAACATCGTCATCAGGCATATGGCTAACAGTCTGCTGTACATTGCTGGCCTCTCTGGTGGCTTCCTCTTTCCGTTCAGCTGCAGCTACGCTAGCAGAGGCTTTCTCTTCAGTGCGCGCTTGTGCTGATTTGGCTTCTGCCTTACTGGTGCCGCGAGCATGGCCAATACCGAATGCACCAGCGATAGCACCCAGGATGAGGACCACCAGCCCAGCAATAATTTCAAAACTCATTGCTACGGCTCCTTTTGTTCGTCGGCCTTATCTTTCAATGCCGGCTGGCGTACGTATTGTGAGAGCACCGCCAGAACTACCAGCGCAGGGCTAATCAGTGCAACGATATTTGGCGGAAGGATGTTTTTGATATCCGGCGGCAGCATTGCCCAGCCATGAAGCGCGGCATCCGGGAACGACTGCGCCCATACACCGACCAGTGCGCCAGCAGCCCCCAGACGAACAGACCAAGTTCTAAGTAACAGGCGAGCATGTCCCACAAACTCAAGCCGGGTATACTTTCTTAACAGCAACAACGTTAAAACAGCCACCAGCGCAAGCAGGAAGAAGATAATTAGCTTCATAGGTTTACTCTCTCCTTAACCCACCCGAAGAGAAATTCTTCATTGGCTTCCCGCGCTTCCGCAAGTTCGAGATACCGTGCGCCCTGACTACAGTTCAACCCTTTCAGCATCACCGTGACCCCTGCACTACCCCGTACGGCGAGGTAACTGCGCAGCGCGGCGATCGTGATGTTCCCAATGACGCCATCCGGTTTCAGGTCGGGATACAGTTTGCCGCGTTGGTTCAGTGCCGTCAGCCAACGCTGCAGGAACGTTGTGGAAACACGCGGCCCCATGTTGACGCCGGTATCGCATAACTCTTCTGCGATTGATGGTGACAGTTCGGCGATCTTGTCAAATTTGGGTTCCAGCCAGTACTGCTGCATATAGATTTCTTTCGCAGTTTCCCGAGAGAGCTCTTTCATATCGCCTTTGTAACCGTAGGCACGCGCTGTGTTCTGCGTGATACCCCAGCGAGTAGGGCCACCTTTATCATTTAGGTTATTAACGTAATCCCCCTCTTTGCCTAGGATGGCTTCAATGATCTGGTCTGCTGTCATTGTGCTTTCACTCCTGTAATGCGCTCCCAGAAATACGTAAGGGCTACAGAACCCATTGCACCGCTGATACCTGCAGTCGCCAGAATCATATAAATACTTAGGCCGCCTTCTATGCTGACAAGCCCACCGATGACCCCGGTGAATCCCGATACCACAATTTGCGCGAGAGCGTTTATCCAGCTCCAGGTGGCTTTGTTTTGCTTAACGTCAATCAGGTATCGGACAAGACCGCCCCAGCATGACAGAGCAAGGACAATCAGCCATGAAACTCCGGCAATGCTTTCTTTATCTTGCATACGTTTAGCCATATCACCTCCGAAAGTACGGGGTGCTGTGTGTGTTTGAAAGGATCAGGACCGTCGGGCTGATTTATCAACAAAGCTCGTCGCAGATGATTCCCGCGGTCCTGAAATAAAAAAGGCCGCGCAAAAGCGCAGCCTTGAAATGAGTTTTATCGAATGTCGATTTGCCCTATTTGCGGCAAAAAAATGCCTGCTATGGAGCAGGCCAAGAAGTAGGTTCATGTCAGACCAAACCGACAGCATCATTCCAAGTATCCCGAGCTACTGTTTTACCTGGAGGGCAATCGATGCTTCGCTTTGTCTTTCGTATATATAGCATGCGTTACAGAAGTGGGAAACATAGCAAGAACATAAAATTACAGAGTGGTTTTAACGCTCTGTAGACATTAAGATCCGATGTGTACTTAATGACAAGGAGTCAATATGAAACAGGTGATTTTAACAACAGTCTTGCTAGTATCCTCAGCGAGCGGCTTCGCTTCAGACGCAGTCGGAAAATACAAACAAGGCGACTGCATAATAGGTATCGACCCGCATTATAGCTGGAATGGCCAGATCGCCGCCGTTGAAGCATATTCTGAAATCTCGGGCTTTTTCGGGCCTAAATACATCCTTAATTTTCCAAAATACAAATCTAGTGCTGTAGTCTTCGACAAGGACATCGAAGCGCACTCAACCAAAATTGGAGATAATTTCTGTAGAAATCTTTAAGACAAAAAACCCGCTCAGAGGCGGGTTAACGTAAAATTGGCACACTATCAAATTTACATGAAATATATGCGTTTCAATCCAGTTTTGCAAGACTTACATCTAAATTTGTCGCCTTTTGTTGTGAACGTGTTCGCGTAACCTGTAATAACGAATCTCTATCAAGGCGCCGCAAAGTGCTTTTCATCTCCTCCCACCGCTCCGTAAACGTTTCTGACCAGTTCTTCGTAGTCACTCCGATCAGGGAGGCAAGCATTTGGTATTCGTATGTGTTGCGCCCTGTCAGTTCAGCTTTGACGTCCTGCGCTGCCAGCCAGATAAGCTGACGCAGACGATCAACTGTTTTCTTTGCAATGCGAATGCCGGCCAGCTTCTCGCTGAATTGTTCCCACGCCCACCGGGTGATTGTCTCCTGGTGCTCCCAGCGGATATTGTCGCTGTAGTTCCACAGCAGCCACGCTTTCTGGTGGTCTTCCAGCGACAGCAGGGCCCGGCGCCAGCTGGCAGTAGAAAACTCAACAGGCTGCACTAGGGTAATGGATGAACCTTTGGCGCGGGACTGCTTGCCGGGAACCGGAGGATTACTCGGCTTGACCATTCTCCCGGTCGCCGGGTCGACTACCTTCATCCGCTTATTGCTGCGCGCCGTCGCTTCAAACATTGCGTTCTCAGCAAAGGCTACCAGTTGCCCTTTTGTTTCCCCGCTCAGATCGGCGGTGGCCACTATCAGCTGCTGGCGAACATACTGGAGGTATTGGGTATTAATCATGCTGTCTCTCCCAGGGTCTGATAGATGCGAACGAAATTTCTCAGTATGCGGTAGTCAACCAGTACGGTTCCGCGGTGCCGGCAGAGGCGGAGCTTTTGCCAGCGGTCGCGGATGCGTTCGATAACGTCACGGCTCATTCGTCAACCCTCTCGTTCTGCCAGAGAGGAAGCGGAGACTTATCCCCGGCACGGCGAATTCGGGACTTTGCGTTCTTCTCAATCTGAATGAGTTTCTCGATGTTCTGGCGGCGCTGCTTTTCTTCCCGTCGGAGATATTTCACGCTCTCCATGTAGCGAGACTCCTGGTCACAGAGCGTCATCAAGAAGTCAAAAGGTTCGATCAATGTTTCGCACTTCCTGCAGCGTAAGGTCCGGTCCTTTTCGTTAACCCAAACGGTGGAGTGCAGACACATCACCTTCTTACCTTCGCGCTGAATAACGAGCCCATCCTGCAGGTCGTTATTCTTCGTCGGGAAAGCTACAACCTTTCCCAGTTCAATTTCGGTTTCTGTGCTCATGCGGCCTCCCGTTGTTTTATTAGCGCACGGCGTAGCGCGCTGTAATGGCGCCTGATGCCTTCCAGTTCTTCGATGGTGTATCGGTGAGGGGTGTTGTTGTTTTCCAGAGCCTCGACGCGATTAGCGCCGATTTTCTCTACCAGGCCAATGCGGTACTGCTGCTGGTTTCCTGACATCTGTACGTTGCAGTGATGGCATTGCTTGTGAATATTGTCCTCGTTGTAGCGCAGGTGCGATGCTTTACCGCGAGAACGGTAATGGCCGGCTTCCCACTGAACCGTGTCGAACGTGCCGCAGCTGATGCACGGCAGATCGTGGTCTCGTTCGCGGATAAAGTCGTTAACAACACGCTGAGTCATATCCTCCCAGTGCCTGAGAGGTTTCACCGCGGCTTTGCGTTTGCGCCATTCGGCGCGCTCTTTCTTCGCTCTCACCTGAGCCTGCTTTTCGCGCTTCTTCTCCAGTTCCTGCATGGCAAATTCAGCGCCATGCTCAGGAGAGCACCAGCGGTGGTTTTCGAATGCTGGCGTGAATTTCTCCCGGCAGATTTTGCAGCGTCGTTGGGGGCTCTTTGCCATATTCACCCCCACATCCGGTTGCGCCAGCGGGAATCAGGACGCGGTGGATTCTTGTCTTCCACCAGCTGAGCGCTGACGGTCCAGGTCGTAAAATCTGGGTTTAAGCTACGTTCGACCTTTACCCCACGTTTGCGGTACTTATCCATCAATTCATCGGCCTGCTGGGTTGTGCAGTTGTGATGGTGAAACCATGAATATTTCATCGCCTCACCCCGCAAAGCTGAGCAATTGAGACGCTGCATTCTCAGCAGCTACACGACTGGCGAATTTTTGGGACAGAATCCACCGCCAGAGCACATCCAGTGAGGCCTGGTAAAGCTGGTGGAATTCGGTTTCGTCCATACTGGCGAAAGAAATGCTGCGTGGATGCTTTTTCAGAGTGCCATCCGGCAGCTGAAGCGCATCGTAATGGCCTGCTTCGACGATTACCCATGAGCGATAGGCGTCAAAGGATTTGCAGATGCTGATGCTTCCGGCTCGTTTTTCTGCGACGCGGTCAAGATACTGCCCGGCGATATCCTGGAATACCGATTCCTTGCCGCCATGGGATGCAAGGAATTTGGAATAACCAAGAATCAGCCTGCGCTCGTTCGAAGAGATTGCGCCGCCGGTAGGCTCCCAGTATTCGAAGCCCAGATTGAGTAATGCGAAATATCGGCGGTGAAACGCCGGATTGCGGACAAGCTTATATTCGGCCTCCAGGACGGCGCCGAGCTTGCATTTTGATTGCAGAAAATCGCTGGTCTCCGGCGTTGCGGGGATCAGGATGCCTTGAGAATGTTTTATTAAGTGAAGCTGCGCCATCACGTTCTCCGGTGGCGCATCACTGTCAGGTGGCTGGTTGTTCAGACCAGCACTGCAAGTATGATGTAGCTAGCTGTTAAGAGTCAATTTTTAGAGCCCATTTCCTTGATTACTTCCACCAACGATTTCCTTGTCCAGAGGTGTTCATCTTTTGCAATTTTTCTCACCGACACTTCGCTATTGATATTCGTTAGAAGGATTCGGTCATTCAAAGCTAATCGAAATGAGCACAAAACATGTCCGGATCCATCCGTAACGGTAGCCCAAAGATTCCCCTTCTGATTTGGCTCAATACCATCTGTCACATTACCCCCTGAGCGACATACAGACGCACTCATAGAAAACAGGTAGCAGCATCAAGGGTAACGCTAATGCGATGCTCTGGGATAAGAGCCGCCACCATCAAATCAAACTAATAAAACCAGTCGTCAGTACTTTCCCACGTCTGATGCAGGATTTGCTCTAAACGTTTTTTGTCGCCGTCAGCGCCACCCAGCACGCTGAGTCCATCATTGCTGGTGATCCGTATTCTTAATTTGCAGTCGTCATAGGACTGGGATAAACGGCGGAGCAGTTCCTTTTCAAGCGCAGGAACAGCTCCTGTAGGGAGTTTTTTGTCTTTTGCAATTGTGAGTTCTATTTTCATAATGAGCACATCACGCAGATACTGTATGAATACACAGTATATCTGAAGAATGAAATGGTCAAGACATTAAAGGCACTTTTTGCGAACTCCATGCTTATGTTTAGATTGAGGTTTTTAAGAAACAAAAAACCCGCCTAGGCGGGTTTTAACATGCAGCGATACCATTTTTCTCTGTCATATTTAGCAAAATTGAACAGTAGAAGGCTCTGCAGCTGTAGAGTTTGGCAGTTTAGATAAGACGACTACCACTGGGTAAGTGGCATTGACGCCATACTCAAGTAGTGAGCTAACCAGCCAGGCATTAACTAACCACTTTATTATGGCTACATCGAACATTTATTTCAGAAACTTGTTATACACGAAGAACTCAGTATCTCGCACAAATCCATTACGCTCATACAACGTCTGTGCACGGATGTTATCTGTAGCGGTACTAAGCATAATAAATGCCGAATCGCTCTCCTTCGCCAGTTGCTCAGCACGGGAGATTAGTTTGTGTGCAACACCATGCTTCCGAGCTGACTCATCAACGAAAAGGTCATAAAGCAACCAAATACGTTTCATCTCAAGAGAGCAAAATAAAGGATAGAGCTGCGTAAAGCCTACCGCTTTCCCATCAACCTCGGCGTAAAAAATCACGGATTCATTAAGCTGAAGGCGCTTGAGAATAAAATCTCTGGCCTGCGAGGCATTTTCTTCGACCTCGTAGAAACGACGGTACCCGAGATACAAGGGAAGGATAGTATCCACATCATGTGGTTGAGCCTGGTAAATTTTCATACAGAAACCTTATAACTAATGAGCGCATAATTGTATTACAATTAATTTTTTAGATTTGTCCTTTTGTGGGCTTAAGTTCACTTTTCGCCACTCCATTCTCCTGTTGGATTGATTTTTCGCCATAAAAGATAAAACCCGCCAAAGCGGGCTTTATCATGCTGCAATGCCTTTTTGCAGGCACATCTCCGGCAAATTAGCCCTCATCAGAGCCTCAGCAAAAGGAGGAGGCACAGCATTACCACAACGCGCAACCTGCTTATCCTTAGCATACTTCACACCACGGTAATCCTGGTCGATGATGTACCACTCCGGGAAGCCCTGCGCGCGGTAGAGCTCATGAGGCTGAAGCATGCGCATGCCGATATCAACGATGCGGTAAGTTACCCCGGCGATTTCCACCAGCCCGGTGCTATCGGCTCCGCAATACTCTTTCAGAAATGCCAGCACCTGCTGCGCGCGCTCTTCGTCGTAGTCCTCGACTGCCAGTGTCGTTTTAACCTCTCCCACATGCTGGCCGCCGGCAGTAATCGTCGGCATCGGTTCGTCAGTGCACTGGCCATCACGGCAGGTCCCACGTAGTTTGACCAGATGAGAGGCAACCACGGCATGATGATCAACCGTCGTCACCGAGTGAGCCGGTTCATCCAGCCCGACGTCCGGCCCGGTGTAATTGCCGCCGTAGTGCTTTGCCAGGAACGCGCTCACCGTCGCGAATTTGTTTCCGCCGGCGGTAACAGTACCCAGCGGCTTATCCAGTTGCAGCACGCGCGGCTCCTGCCCGGGGCGCTCGCCATATCCCATCTGAATCAGCGTCGGCGTCACCAACTGCGATTTGCCTCCACCGCCCGCCGTGATAGTCGCGTTCGGCACGTCCGCCCGGTGGCCGATGCTGGCGCCAAACTGCCGGGCAATAACCGGAGCGACGACGCAGGCACGGGACTCTTTCAGGATGGTGTGAGCGGGTTTATCGAGCGGACGTGGTTTGGCCTGGTACGCGCTGCCGCCATTGCCAGCCATAAACGGAGTTATCGCTGCTTCAACAATCCCCAACGCATGACCATTCCCGCCCGGGCGTTTAGATGTGCCGGCGGTCACCGTCGGTACCGGTTCGGTGATTGGCTGCCCGGTAGCGCCGGTGCGGAATTTTGTCAGGTGTGGCACAGCAACCGCAAAACCGTGGGTTTTCGTAATCGTCTGCAGCGGCTCCGCCAGCGACTGCCCGCGAAAACAATCGTACTGCCCTTACGTCGTCGTGTGGTTGCACTTGACGATGAACGGCTCGGCACTGCCGATAACAAATCGCTGAATTCCGCGGGCGATGCGTTTTAACGTATTTTCCGCCAGGGGCTTTTTGCGGCCAAAAATCGACGGCGCCGGAATGGACCAGTCAATGCACTCTGCAGCTGTGCGCCACGGAGCCAGTTTGCCAGACATAACCGCCGGTGATTTCGGATCTCCATGAGTGGCTTCCGGCCAGACTATCGGATTACCATCCCGGCGCATAACCATGAAGAACCGTTTTCTAATCGTCGGTGCGCCATAGTCGCAGGCGCGCAGTTCTCGATACTCAACGACGTATCCAAGCCCTTTTACCAGCCGTGAAGCATCTTCTCTATCAAGCGAAATGTTCAGGAACTCGCAGCATTCTGCCAACGCCGGATGGTCTGCCGGAATACCAGTTGTCAGCATGCCAACAAATGCCCGGAATGTTTCGCCGACGCGTTCTGGATCCGGACGCATTTCTGCCGCCAGCAGCGATCCCCAGGTTTTAAACTCTTCCACGTTCTCCAGCATCATTACCCGAGGGTCAACATCCAGCCCCCAGCGAAGAGTTACCCACGCCAGCCCTCGTATTGACTTCTCTACTGGCTTAGCACCTTTTGCCTTAGAGAAGTGCCGGCAGTCAGGGGAAAGCCAAACAAGCCCAACGCGGCGGCCGGCGGTCGCAACCTTTGGCCTGACTTCGTAAACCGATTCGCAATAGTGCAGCGTGTCCGGGTGATTGGTGGTATGCATCGCTACCGCGTTCGGGTCGTGGTTTATCGCGATGTCCACACTACGCCCAATCGCCAGCTCGATGCCTGTCGATGCGCCGCCGCCACCAGCAAAGTTATCAACAATGATTTCTCTATTAATCACGCGTATTTCTCCATAGCGCTGGCCAGCGAACCTGCCGCGGAGATAATTGAGGGTACCGGCATTTTTTCCAGCCACATGCGGTTGATATGGTGCTGCAGTCGGCGCTGGTGGTGTGCCGGGAGTGTCCCGGCGTTTTCAATCTGAGAAAAAACCATACTGACTTCCGCTAGCCATACTGTTTCCGGTATATCCACCAGCAGCAGGCTTTCCAGTTCCTGCACGCGCTTGCAGGCGTATTCCAGTGAAGAGTCCATTACTACACCTCTTTTTTGCGGTTAGAGCGGCACACCAGCGCCCAAAAATTCATATCGCAAATCAGCGCTACGCGCATTTCCGCAGTAAAGCGACAGCCAAGCTTATTTGACTTGCCGACCGCCCGCCGACGCTTACGCATTAGCTTGCGAGTGTGAGCAGCCTGTACCTCAATCTGGCGCTGTCTTGAGGAATAAACACCCTTTGCAGGAATTTTCCGCGCCTGTTTCTGGTAAGCGGTTAATAGGTCATGTACGTCTGTTGATTTAGCCATTACTCAGCCTCCCGCTTATGGCAGTAGTGCCACCCCTCAGGATGGGTTGTTGTCCTTCCGCATCGCGGGCAGGTGAATGACTCGACGGAAACAGCGCAGGACTCCGCCAGTTGCTTCAGGCCTTCCTCTGACATGCGTTGGTAATGGTCGCGAGACTGGATTACCTGAGCGTTGCTTTCTTCCAGCTCGGCGATGCGCTGGCGCTGAGCGGTAACTTCATCGAAAAGAGCGCAGGCGATATTTCCCTGCTGAGTGGCCAACTGCTGCGCCTTCTCCAGCGCCTCTACCAGCGCGTCGAGGTCTTCAAGTTTTACAAACAGAACATCGTGGCCAAACTCTTTTGCGTGGGCTGAGCGGCGTTTGAGGCTGGAAATCAGTCGGGTGATATCAGTCATGCTGCACGCTCCCATTTCACGCCTTCTTTCACCAACTGACGGCAGTGACAAATAATCTCAGCGCGGCCAACTTTGTCGCCAAGCCTCCACGGTGAATAAAACTGCTCTTTATTAAGTTCTTCACCAGTTGCGTTTTCGGCGTCATACGCATGCCCAATGCTATCCCAATCAGTGGTTTCGAGGATTAGCTGTTCGTGGAGAATATAAAACGCTTCCTTGCTGTCTGCCTCTCCCCAATAGTCAACGGTGATAACTTCCCAGGTCTGATACGATTCACAAGTTGAATAAATCATTCCCTCCCCACGCGACCATTCCTCCTGTCGGTATTGGCGTGGCATGAGAGCAATCAAAATCTTCATAGCAGCGGTATTAATTTTTTTCTCAATGCGTGGTTTTTCGTTGGTGTAGCGTCGCTTGCTCATTTGTCGGCCCCCTCGCGCAGCTGCTTGGCAAAATCCTCAGCCTCTTCCGCACTGTTTAAACAGAATTTAATGCTGCTCGTTACTACGTCTCCGCCGCGTTTTTTCAAACGCTCAGCTACGCCTCTCTGTTCAGCCGCGAATTTCTCAACCCCGCGCGCCTCGGCTTCGGCTACGATGCGATCGGTGGCGGTGGTTTCGAGCAGCACATGCGCCGCATTTGTCACTGAACTGTATTTTTCGTCTGGGATGGATACACAATCAGATGAAACGACTTCGTATAACCACCAAAGCGCCTCTTTCAGCGCCACATCCTCCGCCGCTAGCTGCTTCACCCAGTCCTGCAGGTCGACGCCAGCCGGGCAGCCTGATGCCTCTTAGCTCTTCTCGATAGTTAACAGTGCTGCTGTGAGTTCGTTTTCGTTATTCATGCCTGCGCCCCTTCTAACGCCGCTGCTATCTCTTCGAAAAAGCCATCTCGGGTATGGCTGGTCATTGCTGGTAAAAATACGGCCATCAGCCTGTTTGTGTTGCAGTTCTCATCGTCTACGAACAGAGCGATTTTTTTATCCAAGCGCACCTTCGCTTCCTGCAACTGCTCGTTTTTCTTGTTAGTGCGCTGGATATAGTCGGCAATGATTTCTATAGCCTTGTTTGTATATTTTTCGACGTGCTCAGTCATGTGAACCACCTATCGCCTCAATCGTTTCCAACAACAACCGGCGGCGCGTATTTTCTGCAAAGTGACGGCGCCCGGTTTCTTTGTGGTAAAACTCGTTTTTGCCGACGACCCACATTCGCTCTGTCTGGTGCAGTTTTTTTACCTTCGGACCGTCTTTGGTGATCACGGTGCCGGTATGGGTTTTTACGATTGTCATACAGCCTCCCCAAGCACCCAGCGCAGAGCCGCCGCGTATTCACCGCTGGCACCTTCGAGGGCTTTTGTGATTTCTTTGCGTGATTTGAGACGTGACTTAGTTTCGCCAAGTACAGCGCGCTGACGCCGGGCTTTTTCATGGCCGGTTGTGCCAGCAGTTGCCGCTTCGATTTCAGCGACCTTCTCCCGCTGCTCTTCTGGTTTAAGCGATGCCAGCTGACGCGCCTGGGTAACGGTGACAGTTCCAGACTCCACTGCATCGCGAACAGCCTGAGTAGCATCCAGCAGTGACAGCGTTGCGCGTACGGTCTGAACGCTGCAGCCAAACAACACCGCAATGTCGTCCTCATCGAGTCCGCGGTCGAGCGCGTCTGACATTTTCTTAGCCCGGCCAAGCGGTGTATCGGGTCGGCGAATTTCGTTTTCGCTGACCATGTATTTAGCCATCTGATTTGCTGATCCGCGCTTAACGACTCCAGGAACAAGCAATGGGTCTTTGCCTTCTTTCAGACGAAGTTTATTTGCCTCCAGAGTATGTTTAACGCGCTGACGGCCAACAACTACGCAGGTGAGCCCCGTTTCAGGGTCTTTCCAGACGATGATCGGCTCCAGTACACCCAGCTCCGCAATGTTCAGTACCATCCCTTCTTCGATCGGCAGGTGTACACGCTCATCGTAAAGTGGATGGGTCTTATCGGTGACCAGGTGCAGGTTTTCAGGCTCGAAGTTGAGCACGTTTGTTTTTCCGCTGGCACCGTATACATCGATAGAATTCTTAGCCATGAATAGCCTCCTGAACATCTAAAACTCGCTGAAAAACAGGACTGCCAAGCAGGCTGTAATTCATCCCAACAACTGCTTTCGGCACCAGACCAAATCGTTTCATGTCAAAGTCGATGATGGCTCGCTGATCGCGGAATAAACCGGATCGGCCATGACGAACGACTTCGCCAGATGCTTCCGCCTCGCGGAAATACTTCAGGACGGTGTCGCGGCTTAACCCCAGTTTTTTCATTGCATCGCTGGTCGTAAGGCGCCCCTGATGTTTCGTGATACGAATCACTGCGCGGACATACTCCCGGCGCTCAGCAGTTGAAAATGCTCTAGCCATGATTCCGCCCTCTACCCAAACCGAACTTCGCGCGAATCTCAGCAATTTTGTTTAACCCCTGCTCGTTGCTTAGCGGACGTCCGCCGAGTTTTGGGATCTGCTTAACCGATTCTGGAATCGTTTCTCCGGCGTTCAAGCGACGAACCATACGCAACAGTTCATCCGATGCTTTACGATGCAGTTCTGAATCGCTGAGGCCATTTGCGCGCATATCGGTGTACAGTCCCGTGACCATCCAGTAGCAGGCTTTGTGCTTCAGCGTGGCCGGGATGACTTTGTGCTCAGGCCAAGGATATGACTCTGCATCGGGGTACTGTCCGCGAGTTCGGCAATACTGGTAGACCATATCAACCAGTTCATTCGCATCTGGCAGTCCAGCAGAAACAGCTTGTTCAGAACGGCACCAGGCGACGAACTGTCCCGGCGACGGCATGAACGGTTTTTCCTGTTTGCGGGCAACACGCATTCCGGCGTTAATCTGCTCCATGGTGGTGATCCCGTTCTCTTTGAATGCCAGAAGCCATTGCCGGCGCATCTCGTTGAGGTCTTCTGCAGACTTGCTGGCCAGTGCCGGGAATACGGCGAGCAGCTGGCGAAACAGCTCGTTGAATATCTCAGCCGTTTTTGTCGCCTGATGTGCAAAGCTATGCGCATCCTGCATTTCAGGCATGCCGGCGGCGATACGCTGGAAGTTCTTCCGGTCAAAGTTATGCATGCTTTCTGCGAGAGATTTCATTCAAGTACCCCCTTGATCCAGTCGGTATTGTCCAGCGCAGCTGCACAGGATTTCGCGTGTTGTGGGTTTGGGTTGCGCTGGCGTTTAGTCGTGAGCTTATCCCACTGTTTTCGCAGGCTGGTGGGGCTCAGAATGTTGTTCTGCCAGAAGCTGTCTTCGTTGGCCCACTTGAACAATTCGCAGATTTCGTAATGGCTGCGCTTGTCCTGCATGCGCATCAGACGGATGGTGTTTGCCCATTCAACCCAGTTCGGGTCTGAGAGTGAGGCATTCACGGTGAGGGCTTTATCGAAAATCCATCGCGCGGCTTTGAGGTCGTCAGCTGTTCCCCAGGATTTTCCCGCAGGGGTATAAATCCCATCGACCGCTTCTGGATGACGAGAGAGAAACTTCAAAGTTTCCTCGTTTCGGGATTCTTTAGAATTCCGAGACGAAGAAGATCTTTTACTATTGTTCTTGTTCTTGTATTGGGTGTCTCCCGTTTCCGGTAAAGGTTTTCCCGTTTTCGGTAACACTTTTCCCGATTCCGGGAAGAGTTTTCCCGTTTTCGGTTTGTCTAAAATCCACTCAGATAGCTCAGTATTTATACCGACAATTTTCATCACTCCCTGCTTATGAGCGAAGATAATTTTCCGCTCCGCGAGAGATTTGATTGTGTCGGAAATATGCGACTCTCCGAGGTCTGTAAGCTCAGCAATCACCGTGTTTGTTACTCGGTCCTGCTTCTTGTTCCATCCATAGGTAAGCCAGATAACAGCCTCAAGACACTGCCACTCACGACCAGACATCCGCAGACGTGGCTTGAGCTTCTGTATCTCGTTTGCGATCTTGGTATACCCGTTAGCCAGGTCGGCCATTTGACCTCCCGAACGCTCGGTTTTAATCGGAAAATTGATAACTTCAGCGGTATTTGACATACTCACTCCGTGAAATAAGAGCCCTTTTTTCACACCCCGAAGACTGGCTGTGTTGGCGCACAACAGTCTTCACCCACTCAGAACAACCCAACCTGGTTATTCCCCTTACGGATTGATTTCTTTGCTTCTCGCTTTTCTGCAGCGCTGGTTTGCTTCTCAGCCCACAGCCTGGCGTGGCGCATAACATCATCAAAAATGCCTCCCTTACGACTGGCCTGAGACATGCGCTTGTACATATCGACGGCCTGAAATGCCCCCCCCCTGAGCCACTGCCTGGGTAAAGCCCTGCCGGATAAGCTCTTCGCGGACGTTTTTCTCAATGAATTCGATATGGTTCACGTAAACCTCCAGCTACAACGTGCCGAGCATTGAGGTGACGATTGCCATTAGCGGCCCCGTTAGCTCTGGGTCAACCCGGAACATCTCGAATATTCCCTCGCTCAGTTCTTTCAGCTTTTGATGGCGTGGAGCACCCATAGCAACAGCAACCTTCGCTTCGCTGGTCTCCTTCTCCAGTCGCGCCAGTCGGGATATGAAATTGTCTTCAGGCAACAGGCGGTGGCGGTATTCCAACGGGAGAACGGCCATGATGGCTGGCGTCAGAAGACGCACATTCGCGCGATACTTTTCCGAATCGACCTCGTTATCCAGGTAACGGAAAAGCTTCTGGCGGGCGCGGCTGATGTCCGCGGGAAATTCAATTTCTTCCCCGCCCTGCTGGCGCCACTCATCGATGATGTACGCCGAAACAACATCCTGACCTTCAGCTGCTGCCCAGCCGCGAACGGCAGAACGAATGCCGTCGTGATCAGCCACTTTCGCCTGATTTCGCTTTATCAGAGCGCCGGGGTTGAATCCGGTATTTTGTTGAAAGGAAAGTGTTTGCATGGTCAGCTTTCCTGTTTCGGCAGGCCGTCAGTGGGGTTGGGGTACGCCTCAGGATCAATTTCATGAGGTGTAACCTGCCAATTAAGAAACTTACAAAGCGCGCGCACCCGTGATGTGGGGACTTTTCCTGAATTCATCCAGCGACTTACAGCCTGAGATGAAAGTCCCATTGCCTCACCAAGCGCGGTTTGTGTAGTGATTGATTTAACTTTGTTTTTAAGTTGCTCGTTCATGACTCCTCCTTTTGTTGAAAACAAGCATACACATTGAAACCGCATGTTTCAATTAAATTACTCCAATTTGTTTCAGTTACTTCTGAAACATGGGGTTGTAAAATGGAAAGTATGACTACCGAAACCAATCAAGTTTTTGCTTACAGGTTTAACCAAGCCATTACTGAGCATGGTTGGAACCTTTCCGATTTAGCCCGCCGCGTTGGTGTAACGCCGCAGGCGGTGCAGAAGTGGGCGAAAGGAAGTTCTATACCGCGGGGCAAGAAGCTAAAGTTGCTTGCTGAAGTAACGGGAAAGCCCGAGCATTGGTATTTCATGCAGCCTGATACAGATGATCCCGAGCTGGTAGCTCAACTAGGCCTTCCCAAAAAACTCGATGTTACCGAAGAAGCGCTCCTAAGCATCTTTAACCAACTTCCCGAAGCAGAAAAACTACGTTTAATCCTTCACGCAAAGGGCGTTTTGAGAGACCTTCAAGCACTAAAAGACGATGTTGGTGATTTGATAAAAGACCTTAATCGCTAATTACCCGCACCCTAGCGCTGACATAGTCGGCGTTTTTTTTCGCCCTCAATTACTAAATTTAGTTTCAATCATTTGACTATTGAAATTAATGGTTGTAAATTTAGCTCATCGACAACAAACCGCATTGTTGTCAGGTGGTAAATGTTCCGCTGGCCGGCGACAAGGCAGAGGTTGAAATGAGTAAGCAAGGCATCAGAGCCCTGATCATTTCGGTAGTTGTCGGGCTCTTCATCTGGACGGCGCTAATCAGCGCACTGTGGGAGTTATATCAATGGTCGATTTTGCACGTAAACCCGCTCGTCAGCAGGCTATTCGGTTAAGCCCTCTGTCAGCATTCATTCGTCGGGTGTGTTACATGCTCGCACAAAAAGGTGACCCTTCATGAACACGATGTTCGCACTGGTTCTCACTGTCGGCATGCTGACTGGCGGAAATCAGGACGTTCTTCTCGGTGTGTATGACAGCGAGTCGGATTGTAAGAAAGCAGCTGTTGAGCAGGGAGTTGAAGAAAACTGTTACCCGCTTAAGGGAGTATTAGCAGAAAACCCAGCCGCATTTACGGTGCAAATGTAGGGGGAGTTATGCAGAAGAAATGCGCTTATTGCCGCAAGCCGATTGAGGAAGGCAAGGAAGTAAAAATGACCATCCTCATCATTCACGGTTCGCAGCTGGCGCCACGGGAAAGGACCTATTGCTCTACGAAGTGCGGTCAATACGACCAGATGGCCAACGAGGCCTAACGTAAAACCCGCCGAAGCGGGCTGTACGTCCGGTGACACCGACCAAAGTTCCACCGGAAATTACCAAAAACCAATGAACACCCTGAATGGGCGCTATCAATGGCCCGAGGGATTCTACATCCAAAATTGAGGCTATCACATGGAATATTTTTATCTGATAAAAGCGACTCAAAAATCGGGTAAAGCCGATGCCGTAATCTGGCGTTCTGCAAAAACCGAATCCCGCGCGCTGCTGCAGCTGGACGTCGACCTGGAAGATGCTGAGATTGAAACAGGCCGCGGCAAAGACTATCAAAAGCCAATCCGTACCGATTTCCCGGTATTTAACGACCTGCCAGCTGAAGGCGTTCTCGATTACTCATGGTGCGAACGCTATCAGCTAGCCGACGACGGTCGTACCTGGGCACTGAAGCCAGGACAAGAGCCCGTGGACGTTCATCACACCGATGATGCTGGAGTATCCTCTGAGCCTGCCTCTGGCGAGCTGGTTGAAGGCAATAGTGCTGGCGATGCTGGTGATGGCGATAACGTGGAGTCGTTCGGCAATGCTGAATACGAAAACGATAAAAATGCCCTGTTCAATATTGCTGAACAGCCGTTCCGCATTAAGCTGCTGGCGCAGTACATGGCGAATGATAACCACGTCTATCAAATCAGTATTCCTCACCGTAAAGAGCTCGCCGTTCTGGAAATGGATACCGATAACTCCGCAGTGCAGGATCTGATTCTCGCCGCTGAGAACGTCCAGGGTTTGAAGGATGCCGACATGCCTACCCTGTGGAAATTTACCAGCGCCAACAAAGCAGTATTTCCTGAAGGTAAGCGCCACGAACTGGGCAAGCGTATCCAGTTTGCAAAACTGTGGTTTGAAACTCCGCACATTGACCGCGGCAAACTCGTTCGCGAATGGTCTGCCGGAAATTACATTTCTTCCGTTCAGAAAACGGACACCGGCACGAATGCTGGCGGCGGTAATAAAACCGATCGCAACCCTGACTACACCCATACCCTTGATACGCTTGATGTTGAGATTGCTCTGGCCACAATGCCGATGGATTTCGATATCTACAATTTCCCGGCATCCATTCATCGCCGGGCTAAAGAAATCGTCCAGAAAAAAGAAAGTCCGTTCAAAGAATGGTCTGCTGCGCTGCGTAAAACCGCAGGCATCCTGGACTATTCCCGCGCTGCCATTTTTGCCCTCATTCGTGGCGCCACCAGCGATATTCATCATTTCCCGGTAAGTCTGCAGACCTATATCAATGCGAACCTGACAGAGCATAAGCATGAAACGCCCTCTGCTGAAACGATTGAGAAAGCCGGGCATGTGTCATCTGCCGCCATCGCTGAACGGTCAGCCGTGGATAAGATTCTCGCAGCTGAGCGCGGTGAATATATCGAAGGAGTAAGCGATCCGGATGCGCCGAACTGGGTAACGGAAGGCCTGACCAAACCCAAACAGCCTGAAGTTTCAAACATGGGCAATGGTGTTTTTTCGATTGATGGTCTGATGGATAGCCAGCCAGCATCATCACCAGCACTTTCTATCGTGGACCAGGCGCGCCAGCGCGCTGCAGAAGAAAAATTACATCCAGCTAATTCCGGGGAAACCACCAGCGATGTGCAGATGGAAACGGCTCAGCCAGTCAAAGACGAAAATGATAATGCGGTATCAGCAAGCGAAGGCACTGATGCAACTGCTCCGCAAGCAGATGCCGTGAACATGCGCGATATTCTTGCTGAGCGCTGCCCTGACCTTACCGCGGCAGTATTGAAAGACCAGCAATCAGCAACTGCAGAAGAAGAGCATGAGCCAGAGCCGGAAGCAACAAAATGGCCTGAATTCTTCGAGCCCGGTCGATATGAAGGTGTTCCGAACGATGTTTACCACGCGGCGAACGGCACCAGTTCGACTCAGGTTAAAGATGCCCGTATATCTCTGATGTATTTCGAAAAACGCCACGTCTCGAAAGTCATTGAAAAAACGTGCTCTCCTGTTCTGGATATGGGCAATTTGGTGCATGCGCTGGCGCTGCAGCCTGAACAGCTGGAAAAAGAATTCAGCATCGAGCCGGAAATCCCGGAAGGCGCTTTCACCACGACTGCGACGATCCGCGCGTTTATCGACGAGTACAACGCCGGTCTTCCGCCGCTGTTGAGTGCTGACGATATCAAAGCATTGCTGGAGGCGCACAACGCCAGCCTTGTCGCCCCCCTCAGCACCGATGATATCAAAGCTCTCATTGAAGAACACAACGCTAGTCTGCCAGCGCAGATCGCTCTGGGGAACGACATCAACGAAACAGGACAGAGCTACATGTCTCTGCCGGTTGATTTCCAGCGCATTGAAGAAGGACAGAAACAGACCGCTGCTGCAATGAAAGCCTGTATCAAGGAATTCAACGCCACCCTTCCGCCACAGCTAAAAACCAGTGGCAGCCGGGAAACGCTGATGGAAACGCTGGCGATTATCAATCCGGATCTCGTTGCACAGGAAATGCAGAAGCCCGCACCAGTAAAAACCAGCGGAAGTCGTGATGCCCTGTTGGAGCAACTGGCGATTATCAACCCTGACATGGTCGCGCAGGAGGCCCAGAAGGCGCAGCCGCTGAAAGTATCAGGTACCAAAGCGGATCTGATTCAGGCCGTGAAATCAGTTAAACCGGATGCCGTGTTTGCCGACGAACTGCTGGATGCATGGCGCGAAAACCCGGAAGGAAAAATACTGGTTACCCGCCAGCAGATGAGCACTGCGCTGGACATACAGAAAGCACTATTTAACCACCCCACCGCCGGCAAGCTGCTCCAGCATCCGAGCCGCGCCGTTGAGGTGAGCTATTTCGGTATTGATGAGGAAACCGGGCTGGAAGTTCGCGTGCGCCCTGACCTTGAGATAGACATGAGCGGCCTGCGCATTGGTGCGGACCTGAAGACCATCAGCATGTGGAACATCAAGCAGGAAGGCCTGCGCGCGAAGTTGCACAGGGAAATCATTGAGCGCGATTACCACCTCAGCGCGGCTATGTACTGCGAAACCGCTGCTCTGGATCAGTTCTTCTGGATATTCGTTAACAAAGACGAGAACTACCACTGGGTCGCCATTATCGAGGCATCTGAAGAACTACTTGAACTTGGCATGCTGGAATACCGCAAAGCAATGCGCGCCATCGCGAACGGTTTCGACACTGGAGAATGGCCGGCGCCGATCACTGAAGACTACGCCGAAGAACTTAACGATTTTGATGTGCGCCGTCTTGAAGCGCTGCGCGTACAGGCATAAGGGGAATAACAATGTCCAATTTAGTCGCAACTACTGAAAACCAGACCCAGAAGATCGACAACGTTTCTATTCTGACGAATGGTGAATTGTTCAACCGCCTGCGCACGCTTTCTGAAGTGATGGCCAACAGTGGAAATTTCGTCCCTGAACATTACCGCGGTAAACCAGATGCATGCATGGCTGTAGTGATGCAAGCAGCGCGTTGGGGTATGGATCCTTTCGCTGTAGCACAAAAGACTTTCATCGTTGGTAATTCAGGTGTGCTTGGTTATGAAGCGCAACTGGTTAACGCAGTGATCAATACCATGGCTCCGACAAAAGACCGTATTCACTTTGAATGGTTTGGGGCATGGGAAAACATCGTTGGACGCTTCGTGGAGAAGACAAGCAGCCAGAACAAAAAGTACATTGCACCGGGCTGGAATTTGAAAGATGAAGCTGGCGTAGGCGTCCGCGCCTGGGCAACGCTCAAAGGAGAATCAGAACCTCGCGAGCTTGTGCTGATGCTTTCCCAGGCACAAGTACGCAATTCTACACTGTGGGCGAGCGACCCACGCCAGCAGTTGGCCTATCTTGCCGTTAAACGTTGGGCGCGACTGTATTGTCCGGATGTAATCCTCGGGGTATATACCGCCGACGAAATTGACGAACGCGAAGAAAAGGTTATCAACCCGTCGCAAACAGAAAAAGTCACGCTGAATGAGATAACAAACTCCGTTGGCGCTTCCACCAGCACGCAAGAGTCTGCATCTAACGTCGACGCAGTTGCCGATGGACTCCGCGACCGAATTGATACAGCTAACTCAGTGGATCAGGCCAAAGCCATTCGCGCAGACATCGAATCACAGAAAGCTCTGCTGGGTACTGCTCTTTATACCGAACTGAAAAATAAGGCGGTGAAGCGCTACTACCTTGTTGATGCGAAGAACAAGGTTGAGGCTGCCATAAATTCACTTCCTAACCCAGGGGATCCGGAAGCGGAAGCGTTATTCGCGAAGGCAGAAAGCACCCTGACCTCATCGCGCCGCCACCTCGGTGATGAACTGTATGACCAGTTCCGTATCACCTTGGACGACATGAAACCGGAATACCTGGGCTAAGGGAGGCGGGAGGGTTCGCCCTCCCGGTAACGATATGCCGAAAATTATTGAGCGCGGAATGATATTTAACGGTGAGATGGTTCGCGCCATCCTCGACGGTCGAAAGACGCAGACTCGGCGGATCATGAAAATTCAGCCAGAACATTCAGGGCTTGGGTTACGCCGGGTGACTGACTCCAAAAACGGTAGTGATGACGGTAAGTATTTTTGGTCATCGTCTGATGCGTGCGGCCTAAAAGCGCGCTCCAAATCGTTCACCTGTCCATTTGGTGTCGTCGGCGATCGCATCTGGGTACGTGAAACATTTCAGGGGCCGTTATTCGATTACGAACAGATGGAGTCATACCTCGATGATAGCTCGAAATTCGAAAAGCCAGAATTTTGCCAGTATGCCGCTGATGGCAAGCCAGCGCCGGAATATTACGACGCTGACGACAACCTGCGTCACGGATGGCGCCCGTCAATCCACATGCCGCGTTGGGCCAGTCGAATTCTACTGGAAATTACAGACGTGCGGGTTGAGCGCCTCGCTAGCGTGAGTGACGAAGATGCTGGCAAAGAGGGCTATCCGGCGGATCCCTCTCCGTTTGGTGGGCCGATGGATAAATGGCTGTGGTTTCGTCAGTTGTGGGACGGCATCTATCCAGAGCAGAGCTTTAAACACAACCCCTGGGTGTGGGTTATCGAGTTCAAGCGGATTGAGGAGCAGACAGCATGAGCCTTAAACATCAATTACCTGAGCTCGAAGCAAGCATTGACCCGGCCACATTGCGCGCGGCCGCCGACGAATATTCGGATCTGCTTCTGACTTTGTGCTTGTGCATGAAGATGGCCGGCCCCACTCGAGCGAACGTGCGCGCCTGCGCCACCGCGCTTAAAAAGCGCATGACAACCTGGCACAGCCAGAAAGAGCTCAACGCAATTCTGTCCAGTTGGGATCCCGTTGGCTATGTTCTCGGCCTTCGCCGTGAAGCGAACGACAACGCGCGAGCAGCTGGCGATCCGGTTGATGTATTTGTGTGAGGTGGATATGCGACTGATAAACCGAAGCAAGCAATCACCGCTAGGCCGCCAGGCTTGTGATGCCGCACTGGCAAAACACGTAGAGCTTTATGGCGATTATGGTCGGCAGAAAATGAAGCGGACTTATACCGTCGTGGTGCAGGGTTCAAAAATTACTGTTGAGGTGGTTAACCGACGCTGCAGTTACGTGGCTACTGCTATGAGCTGCGCCCGCAGGCTGCAGCATCTTCCTGGACAATGTAACTAAGGGGCTTTTATGAATAACGCATCTCATTTCCAAGATGAAATATTGGTAACCAGTGACATTCTGTCCAGATACAAAATTTCGCGCAGCACACTGTATTTCTGGAGCACACCATCCCGGATGCCATCGTACTTTTCTCAGCCGTTTCCGAAGCCAAAAATAAATGGCAGCCCTAAAAGATGGCGTTTGTCAGACCTTCTTGCCTGGGAAGACAACATGAGTATCAAACCAGAGGCTGGCCAATCAACTTCTCAAGATGACGCTGCCAAACAGCAAGCCAATGACGCTGATCATCCAAATAATCGTGGAGGTTATACCGCGCCATGACTCCAGACATATGATGCCCTAGTAGCTTTTCCACAACATGTGGTGGCGCACCTAATTCAGAAAGGCGCGTCGCCACTGTTCTTCTCAAATCATGAAGCGACCAAGGTTTCATCCCTGTTTTTGCAATTATCTGCGCAGAGAAAAGAGCCACGTTTGGTTGAAGTGGCGGCCTGTCATCTTCTGGCCCCCTGTATCGTGACAACGTCACAACATGTTTTGAAACTGATGTTTCTTTTTCAACTACCATCATCTTTATTACAGCCTCAGGAAGCGCCCTTCTCACCGACTTCCCTGTTTTATAGTCACTTGCCGGGATAGTCCATGTTTTTTCCTTTAAATCAAACCATTCCCATTTTGCTGTTCTGATCTCTGTACTTCGACAGCCAGTCATAATGAGAAACTTCATTATCAATTGCTGCCTATATTTCATCTCAGGCAGGGCATTCCAAACTGTAATGATTTCATCATCACTTAACCTGCGATCTTTTACAGCTGCTGTGAGCCCTACATCTGATCGTCTAAGGCTTTCAATAGGGTTCACGTTAATTACCCCACGGTTGGAACAGAAACGAAATGTGCGCTGCATCAAACCGAGCATTTGCCCTGTAACCACTCTTCGCCCCATACCGTCAAAAAGATTTAGCCAGTGAGCTTTAGTTGTCTGATCTACAATCATATTTCCGAGCACTGGGGCTATATGATTATTGAAGTCGCGGCGGTTAACTTTGATTTTTACCAGACCTTCAGGGATGCAGTAGTAGTTCTCCCAGTAATCAAATGCTTCTTTCACTGTAAGCGCTTCGACTTTTTTCTGTTTCTCGAGTACTACTTGCCGTCTAGGATCAAGCCCTTCCGCTAGCCAAGCCCTGAACTGTTGCCTACGTTCTCGGGCATGAGCTAATGAGGTGGTTGGATAATCACCAATCGTTAGTTGTGCGGCTTTCCCGTTCCATCTGTAGCGGTAAAAGAATGTTATACTGCCGGATGTAGACAACCTGACATTCAGACCATGTGCGTCTGAAATGACCTCGATTTGGTCTCTTTTTTTACCAAGAGCTTTTCTTAATTTTGTGTCGGTAAGCAATGTGTACACTCCGGAAGAAGATATACACATCAGTGTACACATTATACGTAAATTGATAACCTTCAAATCTATGAAGAACACACAAAAATAAAGCGTTACATACTGGCAAGGCGTTGATAATAGCGGGATTATTGAAAAGAAATAAAGCAT